GGATGCCACTCATATACTATTCTTTAATATAGGGGGCCGGGAGTGGCGACCCGGACTGTAAGGCGCAAGCCTGAATCCCACACGGGGCGAGCTGTGCCCTCAATGCCCTGCGGTGCTGGAGTCCCGGATAGGTACAGCATCCGGTTGACCAAGCCACCTACTGTCTTCCCCATATCAACACGCCCTTTCGCAACGTATCCAGACCTCCTATCCGATCGCGCTGGAAGATCGTCAAACTGGTCCAGATACCGCTGACCACATCGGCAACCAACCCGAGAACACGCAACTTCTTGACTGCCACAGCCTTGATATATCGCCTGCGGATACTGACTTTCTTGGTCAGTTCGTTCTGAGCGAACCCCGCCCATACCTCATAGGGTTCCTCGATTAGCTCCGGGATAAATGGGAAATAGGCTTCGCGGCCATCGATGCGCCGGGGATCTTCAACCATGTGATCGACAATGGCCTGGCTGGCGAGGACGTAATCTCCGAAAGGATCTCGAAAGTATTTCTCATTGCCGCCGATGGCTCGGCGGAATTCTGTCCGCAGCTCCGATTCGGTCCCTACCCGCCGCCCAATTGTAACCCGGGGCTTGTCGATCGGGATGGCCATGGGCCGACCGTAATCTGCCGGTCTCTTGCCTGGCAGATCCACCCACTTCCCACCGGCTTGCTCGTCGATGATCTTCTTGGCAATCGGCCGGCCCCATCCGGCTTCTCCCACGTTATACCCCCAGCCGGGATCGATGCCCCTGGGGATGGTGTGCATCTCGCCGGTCTGCTTGTCCGTCCATTGGTATGTTCCGTCATTCGGTGCCTCATCCGGCCCGTCTTTCCCCATTCGCCTCATATCTCCCCGGGATAGGGCAAAGACCTTGCAGGAACACCTCCAGCCATTGGGCGGGTAATGGGTCTCCCACCACGGGTCATCGGCCCGCAGGACCTTCCCATCCCAGGACAGGTGCAACGGCCGGGGGTGACGGCTGTCGCCGTGCTTGTACTGCCAGAAGGGGCGAGAGCGGAGAACGTCCGGGTCGGTCATTTGCTGATAGCGGCCGGCGGCATAGGCGGTCCGGATGTTGGTGTTTAGCATGACGTCGGTGCGCCAGTTTCTTTCCCCCCGGTAGCTCCACCCGTGAGTTGCCACGATCTGGTCGAAGTCCTTGCGGAACTGTTCCAAGGTAGTCCCCTGGCTGATAGCCTTGTCGATGGAGGTCCGCAGGTCACTCAGCAGATCCGCCTTCGTCGCGCCGGCAATGACGAAGGCACGTGCATGCATCCCCTCCCACAGGTCGTTCCAGCGCTGCGTCGGCAGGCTGACCTTCTGGCGGAAAAAAGCGATGGCCTCCCGGAACGGCAGGCTGAGCGGTTGGATGTCAGGCACCTTGGCTCACCTCGAAGCGGCCGGCCAGATCCGATGCCGCCAAGATCTCCTGCATGAGGCGGTTGAATTCTTTCGCGTCCATGTCGGGATAAAGCTCCAGCAACCGGTCCCGGATCTCCTCCAGGCTACCTGCTTGGTCAACCAACTGACGGATGGGAGCGATGAGATCGGTCATGGCACGGGCAACCGGTTCTCCGGCCCGGTCGGCATAGATGTCGGGTACGGGTACGTCCAGGTCCTGTTCGGCAAAGGGGACTGCCAGCCCGGCCGGTGGCAGGGGTTGCGCCGGTTCCCATCCATTCCCATAGGTCTGCTGGATATATTGGGACGTGGGCCGGTAGCCCAGTCCATAAACCTTGGTATCCAGGTCGGCCTGGGCCTGCATGTCCTTGGGGAAAACACGCCACACGGTGGGTGGGGTAGCACCGGGCATATTCAACTCGACGATCCACCGCACCAGGGAATTATTGATAGTACTTGAGAGCAGGTCGGCGTCCGCCTTGGTCAGTTCCAGGCGCACCTCCTGATGGGTCTGACTGGCGGCCCGACTGCCGGTGTCTCCGATGTTTGTCGTCAGGGTCTCCCCCAGGACGCATTCAGAGATTTGCTCATCGAGGTAGCGGGCCAGTTGCTCGTAGGAATCGGCCGTAACACTGCGGGCGGCTTCCAGCAAACGCAAGGCCATGCCCTGGGGGAGGATGATGGCTGCTTCCTGGGCGATGGATCCGGCGGCGGCCAGCAGTTTCTTCTGATCGGCCGGGCTGGTCCCGGGCGGATATTCTCCCACGGCGGTGGGGCTACCGAACTTGTCGGCAAAGGTGAGCCAGAAAGTGATGTCCTGGCGCTTGAAGTATACCGGCCAGAAGAGATACCGGCCGAGGCCCAGACCATAAGGGTTTCCGTCCTTGGAGCCGAAGCGGTGGACGACGAACTTCTTGTCGGGCACCGCGATTCCGTCTAGCATGTTCTCCGGGGTAAGCAAACGCAGGCTATGGTCGGTGGCGAACTTGAAACGGCGCTGATCCCTGGGCAGAATTTCCCGGGCAACCAGGAGATCCCCCTCGACCTCCCATCGGATTTCCCCGACGGCATACCCTTTCAGCAACGCATCCAGCAGGTTCAGACAGGTCTGATCGAAGTTCATTTGAGTGAGTTGCTCATGAACGAGATCGGCAGCCTTCCGATCCAGCCTGCGATCGCTGGCGGCCACCACCTCCCATGCCCGGGAGATCACCGCCATCTTTCGCTTCTGCAGGACGGCATAAGCGTGACAATCCCGCTCGACCTCGTCATATAACTTCAAACCCTTGCCCAGGCCGCGGGCGATCAGGGTGTCGTCCTCCTGCCGCAGAATGCCGCCGTAGGTGACGGTATAGGGATCCCGTTCAACGGTGGCGATTTCCCGGGTCAGTTCTTCTGTCTCTATCGGCATTATCCAAAGAACCCCATGTTATCTCGCCCAGAACCCTGCAGGTAATCCGCCAGGCCGTACCCGAAGCGGGGAATGCCGGTACTCATGAACTCGATGGGGGCGATGTCTCGGGTGTTGGCATACCAGGCCAGGACGCAGGCGATAGCCGAGTCTCCGTGCCGCTGGCCTCCATCCGCTCCCCGGGTCCGGGCATGGTCCGGGATCTTCGGGATGCCGCGATCCACCATGATCAGCCGGTGGTCGGCCAGGACATCGGCGTCCCGGGGGAGGATCACGAGCCCATCTTCCAAGGCGGCCTTGTACTTGGGCATGTTCTCCAGATACCAGGGTTGGCTGAGCATGACCTGATGGATGCGGTAGCTGCCGTACCGCTGGGCGGCCACTTCCGCCAGGTACTGGCCATTGCCGCGGGCATCCATGGCACCGGCCATGAAGTGGGGCAGCCGGTCCACCAGGTAAAACAGGATCTGTTCTTGCTGGCGGAAGGGCATGTTGCGCAACTCCAGC